CCGCGAAGCGTGGAGAGGTCAGCCCTGGAATTTTCATGGACTTCCTTAAGGACGAAAGGCGCAAGCTGGATCGTGTCGCCGCGGGTAAAACCCGGCTCATTTCCGGCAGCGGTATTGACCATGTCATCGCCGTTCGTCGTTATTTCCTCCCATTCACTGAGTGGTTCATGGAGAACCGTATCGCCAACGAGTCTGGTGTAGGCGTCAATCCCTACTCCGACGATTGGGACGCGATGGCTGAACGCCTTGGCGGCGGTAGCCCCGCGTTCCGCGTCATCTGTGGCGATTTCAGTGGCTTCGACAAAACCCTGACGCCGCAGCTCATGCGAGTCATTGCTCGAGCCGCCGACATTTTCTACTGTGATTACGGCTCAGAAGCCCATCGCGTGCGCCAAGCGCTCGTTGAGGGTGTCTGCCACTCCGTTCACGTAGACGGCGGCGACCTCTACGTGTGGGCGGGCTCAAACCCTTCGGGGTGGGTCCTTACCACACCTGCCAACACTGCCGCCAATTGTGTCCTCATCCGTTGTGCACTTGTCACTGCCCTTCTCAAGAAGGGCGTTCAGTACAGTGTCGCACTCGAGACCGTTTTCAATCGCGATCTCGTCCGGACCATGGCATATGGCGACGACAATGTAATTGCACTCAAGCACCACCCCATCCTCGACCTGATCACGGGGCCCGACCTTGAGGCTGCCATGGCCGAACTCGGTTTCAAATATACCGACGCGGCTAAAACAGGTACAGCCCAGGCCCTCACTCTACACGAGGCTTCGTTTTTGAAGCGTGGCTTCAAACAGACCCACCATTACGTCCCTCGTAAGTGGATGTCGCCCCTGGATACGACCACAATTGAAGAGTCGATTCAGTGGACCCGCAAGTCAGACGACCCGTTGTACGTGCATTGGCGCGCCAACGTGGAGACAATGATGCTCGAGGCTTCCGCTCATGGGCGGGAGTACTACGAGGATTATTGCCACCGTGTCGCCCAAGCTGCGATTTCGTGTGACGAGCCCTCTGTGATCCCAGTGCTTGGGTTTAGGGCTGCGCAGAGCAAGCTATTGAGCTCAACTGCGCACTACTAGATGGTAGAGCACCGACCTGTCGAATGTCGTTAAAAGTCGAGCGTCGCAGCTAGTTTCGGTTCTAGTGGAAGCGGCGTTGGTTTGCTATTTAGCGTGTGTGTACCTCAGGCAGCCCCGAAAACACACATCTTTACCGAATCGCGCGGGAGCGTTGAGTGGCGCCCCGCGTTAAAGAATGCACTTGCTTCAAACAACACAAATGACATTTCGACCGAGTTTCCGGCTACTCAGGTTGATCTTAATGAAGAAGCCGGCAGTGCTACCCATTTGGTTTCGGACACCACCGTTGTTCGTCGGGGTTACCCCTTGACGACAGAGGCGGATGTTGCGAAGTATGCTCACCCGAATCATATAGAGTCTGTGGTCCAGTACCTGGCACGCCCCGTGCGTGTTGCCAGCGGGAACTGGGCCACAAGCGCTACTCAGGGTTCTGCTCTTTTCACGACCGACTCCATTTGGAAGAGCTTGGCTGCCAACACCATGTTCTCCGAGAAGCTTAAGGGTTTCTTTGGAGTGCGTGGCACAGTCTTGCTACGGCTTCAGCTTAACGGCACGCCTTTTCAGGCGGGTCGTGTTCGGCTGTCGTATTACCCCTGTGCTGCTTTGGCGCCCCTCAAGGTTGCCGAGCATCTCCGCCATGTGATCTCAATCTCCCAGCTACCAGGAATAGATGCTACGCCTCTAGATCATTCTGTTGGCTTGGAGATTCCATGGATGAACCCTATGCGGTTCTTGCCCATGACGAGCCAGACTGCTTCAATGCAGGCTGGCTGGGGTGGCGTGTATTTGCACGTCATCTCCCCCTTGAAAACTGGCCCTGCTAGTCCCGCGACTTGTTCGTGGACTTTATGGGCTTCAATTGAGGGTGCAGA